GGGCAATCAGGCCCGCCTTGCCCATGCCCATCGTCACAACCTTGCCTTCACAAGCTGCAAGGGCATCGACGGCCCGTTCGTAGACTGGCGTCAACTGGACGGAGGCAATCGCCTGCGACTCTGACAGAATCACGTGGGCGATCCGTTCGAGGACTCTCATTGACCCGAGTCTCCGATCGAGATCTCAAACTCCACCTTTTGGTGTCGGCGCAGACAGTTCTTTTTGGAGCAACACGTGCCGTCGGAATGCATCAGGACGTATGACGGGCGCAACCATTCCGGCAGGCTATCACCGGCCTTCAGCGTCCGCAGCTTCTCAAGCGTATACCTCGCGAATGCGCTCCCTGCTGGCGCCTTGCCATCGTTCGTCGTCATCGGACGCCATCGCCTTCGGCTGTTTTGAGCAACGCCTCACGCGCGTCGGACAGCCGGTTGCGCGCAGCCAGCAGCGATCCTTCGGCAGCATCCAGCGCGAGGCTCGCCTCGTTCCTGATGCGCTGTGCCTCCGCCAATCGCTGGCTCGCCGCCTTTAACACGTCAGCGGCTTGCATCACCGCATGATCCGCAGGCACCGAGGTCATCGACCGAACACCATGATCTGGTATTGCGTGGGCTTCTTGCTGTTGTTGCGGTCCATGCGATCGACGGCCATCACGAGCGCAGCGACACCGTCGATCCGTTCAGTCGACACCTTCTTGGAAATCTTCACATTGCCCGTCGCGTCCTGTTCCACGGCCACGTTGCCGATATTCCAGCGCAAGATCGGGTGACCGTCATGCCGAAGGCTTTTGGACAACACGGCCTTTTCGATCGACTTCGTCGGCGCCGAGAGTGACGCGAAGCCTTGGCGCATCGGCACACAGGTGAAGCCGTCCTGCTCGCTCAACCGGGTCACGAGATCGGTCGCATTCCACGGGTCATAGGCGATCTCGCGCAGGTCATACTCAGCGGCCCAGTCTTTCAACTGCTCACGGACGGCTTCGTAATCAACCACGTTGCCAGGTGTCGGCTGGAGATACCCATCACGCGCCCAGTCGGGGTAGGGCACCCGATCGCGCGTCCATCGTTCGCGGATCCCCTCTTTCGGGCAGAAGAACGCGCACCGCACATCAAACCCGCCCTCGTCGTCTGGGAAGACCAGCACCAACGCCGTTAAGTCCTTCGTGCTCGAGAGGTCCATCCCGCAGTAGCACCGACGGCCCCTCAGTGAATGCCCAGGCGCCTTACAGGGATCCCACGCCGACAGCGGTAGCCACCGCTCGGCCTGTTCCGTCCACTGGTTGAGATACAGCCGTCGGAAGGTGTTCTCCTGAGCCGGGATTTCTTTGGCCCGCTGACAGAGAATCCGCATGTCCTCGAGACTGCGGAAATCCCCGAGCGCAGGATTCGCCTTCTTCCATACCGCCTCGTCGGTCCAGTCCTCGTCAACCCCAGCTTCGTAGATGATCGGCAGGAACGTCGGATCGAGCTTCGGGTTCTCCTTGACCCGCTTCGCGTGGGAGTAAAGCTCCCAGAGAATCGAATGCCGGTCATACCCAGCCGTGGAAATGGCAATCATCAACGGCTGTGTTCGGCCGCCCTGGCTCGTCACCAGCACATCCCACAGTTCCCGGTTCGGCGCACAGTGCAGCTCGTCGTAAATGACGACGGACGCATTAAACCCATGCTTTGAGTAGGCCTCGGCTGAGATGGCCCGACAAAAGCTGCCGCTCTTCCTGTGGACGATCCGCTTCTGCGACTCGACTATTTCTACCTGGGCATCGAGCTCGGCATCGTTCCGAATCATCGCGACCATCGCATTGAACACCTTGCTCGCCTGGTCCCGGTCTGCGGCCGCCAGGTAAATCTCCCCCTGCACCGAATCAAACAGCAGGCAGTAAATCGCAATCGCCGCCGCGAGCTCGGTCTTGCCGTTCTTCCGTGCCAGCATCAGCAAGCACGTCCGATACACCCGCAACCCGTTCTTCCCAGTTTTGAACAGTTGCCGGATAATGTCGCGCTCCTGCCACTTCCGCAGGTTGAACGGCTGACCTGCAAAGTCCCCGGTATGCGTCAACCGGCTAATGACCGCGACAGCCCGCTCCGATCCAGCATTCCTCACGTGAGAATCCCCGTCCACTTACTCTCGGGCTCACCCTTGTGCTTCGGCACCGACATCCGCGAGCGAGACGCCGGCTCGAGCCCAAACGACCCGTAGTAGTACTTCAGCGCTCCAGCCGTCTCCCGCTCGATCCGCACGTCAAACCCCTCCGTGCCCTTCTTCAACACGGCCTCGGTAAACGTCGCTTGCAGCTCGCACAGGGTCGCGAACGCCTTCACATCCGCCGACGTCAGCGTCCGCATGGCCAAGCAAATCGGTGCCAACTCATCCCACACCACCGCCGCACCCGCGCTCAACGTCCCAGGCTTCGCCACTTCTCCCGCCGGTGGCGCAGGCTCATTTTCATTAAGCTTTTTGCGACTTGGGTTCCCGCGCAACACGTGCAACGCCGTCGGTTTCGGCCGCCGCCCTGAGTTCCAGTTACCCATGACTCACCCGCATGCAACCGATTTCCGAAAACCTGCGAAGTGGCGCGCAGCGGTTTCCGCACGTTTTGCCTCAAACATAGCCATACCCCCCCGTGGTGCGTCCTCTGAGCGATTCTTGCTGGGTCTTGGCGTCTGAGCAGGCCTGACAAAGGGGCTGGATGTTGAGGCTGTCATCGGTGCCACCTTCGGCGAGGGGTGTGATGTGGTCCCGTATGGTAGCCACGGTGATGCGCCCTACGTTCTTGCAGACACGGCAAAGCGGCTCACGTTGGAACAGTTCTTGACGCAGGCGTTGGAGTTCCCTGCCGCGGATCCGTGTCTCGTCGTTGTTCCAGCCTTTGGCCGTGGGTTTTCTGTGAGCATCACACCAACCATCACGCACAAGTGCGGGACAACCGTGCTCGAGACAAGGACGTAAGGGGGCCATCGGCATTTACGCCATGCCTCCGCGTTCTTTCACATACCGTTCGCGTTTCCCCTGCCAGCGAGCCAGCATCGTCGCCTTCGCCGCACACTGAAAGCGTTCGTGCAGCAACAAATCCAGCAGCGCCATGAAACGACAGCGACAGAACACGCATCGGTACCGGTAGCTCTCACTCATGCCGGCACGTTTTGAGCTGCCAAAGTTCCGACTTTGTTGGAACGAAGCTTATGCCACGCCATGCGTTTACGCCGATGCTCGAGACAGCGCGCGTAGCGTGTCACTGGGGTGCCGCAGTCCACACAAGAACCGGCTCGTTTCCAGCGCGAATACTGGGCACGCATGCGGAGCGCGTTTTTACCCTTGCTCAGCATTGTCGCGCTGCCACTTCTCGAGCCTGCCGATCATGTCCTTGCGCTCAAGCTCTTGCCTTAGCGCAATGAGATGACAGCAGCACCCGTCTTCCCGCGTCACCTCGCACCCACACTTCGGACAGACGGTCCATTTCCCAGATCGAACCCAACCCCAGAATCGATTAAGCGCCCAATCCATAGCTACGTCCACACCAACACGACTCCGGTCACTGAACCGGCTGCGTTGATGACGAATGTCGTGGTCGTCGTCTCCAGCCCAATCGAGGTCGGATCCGTCTTGTGAATCCCGACTCCGGTATCGCCGGCAACACCTTTCAGAATCAACGCCTGCGTATTGGAGGATGGCGGCTTCATCGTCACACCTTTGGAGCCTGATGGAACGGTGATGGTGTTGTTCCCGCTTGACAGGTCCTTCTTCTCGATGACACCTGGGCCGGTGGCGTTGTCGGCTGCCGCGTCAGAGCGCACGAAGGTCAAATCTCCGCTCATGGCGGTTGAGATACTGCGCGAACTTGCGACGGCCATTTAGCTGTCCTCCATGCACTTACGCCACGTGCACCGCGCGCTTGAACGTGATCGTTCCGAACGCCAGCGGCGCCTCTGCGCCAGCGTCCGTTCGCTTCAATTCCCAATGCGCCAGCCCTTCCACGATCTCCGTATCCGTGGCCGTGTCGACCAGTGTCACCGTGATGACCTGGGTGTTGACCGATGGGCTCGCGTTGAACGTGCCGCTTACGGTGCCAGACAAGGTCAACAGCGCGCTCGAGTCGGCGTCTGTTTTCCTGCGCTTCACCATGAATTCAGTGGTGTAGCCGGTGACGTCACGAATCGTCGTCTTGGCGTCTGAGGTGTAGACCGTGAACATGTAGTTCCGATCCGTCCCCAGGAAATACTCCAGATGCGTCTCGATCACGCCGGCGAACGTCATGGCAACACTCCGTCGACCGCAACCGGATCAGGCGCAACGGCATCAATCGTCTGGGTCAGCAGATACACACCGTCGATGGCCTGCGTGTTCTGATACACCGCATCGATGAACGTCGTGGCGCGGACGACATTCAGCAGCGGGAAGTAGAGCCCTGGATAACCGCCGCCTGGGTAGAACATCATGGCTTTTTAGTCACGACAAACGGGCATTCGCCTTCCCCAAACCACGTCACGTCTAAAAACGTCTCGTCTTTATATCCTCGCGAAATCACACTGCATTCAACGGTCGTGGCCATGACCACATCGTTCACTTGAGCGTGGATCTCAACGACATTCGTCAACGATCGTTCCCACGGAACAACCGACACCGCATGGGCCGAATCGCCGTTTATCGAAACCTCGCTTTTACATCGTGGACAACTGATCGTCTTTCGGCGCCTCATTCGTCCCACTTCTGATGGCTGCCCGATAGCTGGCACCGACATCAACGCCGCTAGAGCTTCTCGCCTATTCATGACATCCCCATCGAATGCTCAAAATTCAACGCAGCCACATCTTTCGGCCACGGAATATCTAGCCGCGTGCGAACGTCAGACTCAAGCCGGTCTCGCAGCGTCACCAGCTCTTTCTGGCTCAGGTGATCCGTCCAGACAAACGACTCGTATTGACCCGGAACGCCCTTGTAATACGGCGTGTCGGTGAACTGATCGATGTTCCGGAAGTGCAGCCGGTCGCCGCTCTTGGCTTGGTAGGTCCACACGCCTGGCTGCGTTTCGGTGGCTGAGTCGTGATACGGCGTGCCAGGGTAGATCGTCAACACCGTGGCGTCGAATTCATCCGGCCTGACAGACAACAACCAACGCCTCGTCCGATCGATGGTCTCTGCCGACTCGCCAGGATGCCCTAACGACATCAACGCCTTTATCCGCAGGCCTGCGCCTTGCGCGAGCTCCACCGCACGCGTGTTGTCCTCAACCGTGGCGCCCTTTTTCATGTTCTCGAGGATCCGCGGGTCGCCAGACTCAAACCCGATGAGCAATTTCCGGAAGCCAGCCTCATACATCAGGTGCGCTTGTTCAGCCGTGAAGAGTTCTGACTTCAGCAGCCCACATAGACGCCATTCCTCTTTCCGGCGAACTTGGGCGGATTTGATAGCACGCAGGAGTTCAGGAAACGCCCGCGAGACGTTTAGTTCGTCGTCCAGGAACATGAAACCCTTATAGCCGTAGGTGTCAACGATGTGCTCGAGTTCGGCGACAATGTTCTCAACTGGACGGAGCCTGACGCGCCTGAACGTCGGGCTGTTTCGCCCACCGCAAAATCCACAGCCAAAGGGGCACCCGAGCTGCGCGATGATTGGGGTGGCCGGCAACCCGCCAACCCAGCAGTGATAGCTCTGCAGATCGATGAGATCTCGAGCAGACCAGGGTGCGGCCGCCACTTCTTCCGGCCTCATGAACAGTTCGAGATCCGCAACGATGTCATCCGTCGAGCGGAACGTGATGCGCTTCGCTGGTTGATCCGCATCGATCAGAAACGGCGCGGCAGGCTTGATCGCTTCAAAGACGGCCTTCTCGCCATCCCCGGCAACCACGGTATCGAACACACTCCGCAGCTCTTCCAGCATGCGCCTCGATCGCTCGACGCCGCTCCGTGCTGCCGCGTTGACCATCGTGACGTGAGCCCCGCCCAGGATGATCCGCGGCGACTGCCGATACTCCGCACCGAGCCGCCTGAGAACGGTAGCAATAGACGTGGCAGCTGGCATCTGGGGCATGGTGGCCGAGATGCCGTAGACGTCGCTCATGGCCGGTTTCCCAGACAGCCAGCGATCATGCAGATAGCGGCTGATGGTCTGGTAGATGTGACGCCCTGAGAGATCCAAGACGTCGACCTCGTGACCGGCGTCCCGGAGCACCGCTGCCACCTTCAACACGCCGAGCATCGGATACACGCGCTCGTCGAGTTGAAATCCACTAGGCGGCACGACGAGGGTAATCGTCACGCGCCGAGCTCCTGATACGCCAACGCCGACCGCCACGCCTTCCGCTTGCCCTTGAAATGCACCAGCGCCGCCGTAATCGGCAAGTCCTTCGCATGTGCCGGCGGGTAGTTGTAGTCAACGCCTGGCAGGATCTTCACGCGATAACGGCCCGTCTTGACAACGTCATACACCGCCCGCTGCTCACTCATCCATTCGCCCCGCACGGCCTGAGGCAACGCCAGCCACGTTCGATAGACATCGCTGAGAAACGCCTGACTGCGGCAGAACATCACGCCTGTATTGAACGGCATTGCCTGCAGCATAGAGACGGACTGCGGCG